GCTGTGATGTACTCAAGCTCTCTAATATCTTTGACAAGTATTACGTCAAACATGGAATAGTAAGGGAATTGGCTCATACTGAGACTGTTTCTAATATAGCCGAAGATTGTCTTAATGAACTGGGAGAAATGGGGGCATGAAGCCCCCGGTAAGGTGGGAACTGCGCTGATTTGCCATCAGCAGGGTATCATACTAAATCAGCCCCGTTATTTGCGGGGCGATTTGAAGGTTGGAATCGTTGTGGTATCCCATCGTAGTTTCTATGTTTTCATGCCGGGCTAAAGCCTGTACAATCCTAGGACTCACCCCACGATCCAGAAGGTTACTTATTGCCGTTGCCCGAAACCCGTGAAGCGGCTTCACTCCCGTAATATTTAGACTCTCAAACATCTTCTTAAAGGGCCGACTCATCTCACCGACACTCGCCCAATTTATGTTTCCCTTACCATTATCCAAGTACCAGTATTCGGGGGCCGACCTTTGGGCCAAATCACGATCCAGAAAATCCCTAAGTTCGGGAAGAATCGGAAGAAAATCCTCCTGCCTCCCTTTCACCTTAAAACCGGCTTCCTCACAGTCAGCTATATGTATATCGGCCTGGATTCTGGACAAAGGCAATGCCCGGACTTCGCCTGCTCTCATAGCAGTGAAGCGCATCATCATGTATGCCCTCATCATATTCGGTGACATTTTGCGTGTAATATAATCCTCAATATCCTGTAAATTCTGGTCACTCAATCTGCCGGGTTGTTTCTTGGTCACACGCAGTTTCGTGAGTTTATATTTCCGGGGCAGAATCTCTTGATTATATGCCCAGTTGAAAAAGGTTTGAACATCACGAATCCGTGAGTTGATGCTTGAATCACTGAGACCTTTTTTTCCTAACGCATCACAAAATTTTGCGTCAAAACTCCGGGGCGGGGATAGTACCCCGAAATCTCCTATACTATCAATCAACTGGGAGCAGGATTCGGCGTAGTGCTGAGAGGTTTTTTCGTCCCGTGTTTTCTCAACTTCCTCAAGCCACTCTTGTGCGGCCTCGCTGAATTTCAGGCGGGAATTATTATGAGGCCCCCGTGAGGCCCCCTGCTTTAGCTCTTGATATTTCTGGGTCCATAAACGCTCAACTTCGTTGATTATTTCCCGGTCAGTGCGTTTCCGCTTCTTCCCGTTTTTCAAGGTCTTATATTCAACATCTGCAATTCTGCATAACGTGGCTTTCTTAACCGTGCCGTTTTTCGACTTGAAATCGTGGAAGCGGCCTACCCATATACCCCGTGAAACTATTGGGGCAACTCGTTCTTCTGGTCTCATAGTCCTTCTCGGTGAAAAAGTTATGGTGCGGAATTGGTGCTACAGATCGGTTGTAGCTAAGAATGACTGTATTTGCAAGGGGAGAGAGAAAAGCCGTATGACTTTTAATCAGGTGGCCCTGGGTTCGAGTCCCAGCCGACCCACCAACAAAATCAATAGGTTACAGCTTCTCTCTTGGTCAAAACCAATTGGTGTTAATTGGTGCTACTCAAAACTTGGAGGTTCATTAAAGTTGATTTCACCATACGCTTCATCTGTCCCAACAGCCTTGTTAACCCTCCAAGCCTGCAATGAAGTGAAATACTTGGTTTCCTCGGTTTTTTTGTCGATGTACTTCTTGCCCTTGATGTCAAATGTAACATCGACATAATCTCCGGGTCGATATTCATCGATACGACCAACAGACTTATTCACCAGTTCTAACTTCACGAATTGCGGATATTGTGGATTTTCCTCGTATCGCACAACAAATTCCTGCTTCGTGAAATTCTCACTGATTACTTGAGGTTCGTTGATAACTTCGATTTTAACGTTTTTTAGTTCCATTTATACCTCTAATTTATATTTGAGTTTGGCATTGGATATTTGCAGGCCATGCACTTGCTTCCGAAGAGCGATGACCTCTTTTTTAAGTTCCTTCGGTGTACAGAACCGAATGCTGGCAAGCTGAAATCTCTTGTAAAAATTACGCATTTTAACACTCATATTCTTCCTTTCTGGTTATTTCCGGGGCAGGCTATAGCTCTGCTCGGTCTCGGTTTAGTCTCTCCATTACGGCTTCGCTGACATACGTGGACATCGGCGTAATCTGGCCTGACTGAAGCTCTCGTTTTAACAAATATCGCCGGGTCAATTCCCTGACTTCTCGCAAAATATTCACTGTGACAAACTCAGTCCTTCCAGAACTGGGCCTGCCCCGTGTCTCTCCCGGCTTGCGAGTAGATTTATTTTTCTTGTTCATAATCGGTTGTGTGTTAAGGTTTAATCCCTAGCCTTTCGGTTAGAGGATTGGAAACCCTGCTCGGTTCAGCTTGCGGCATAATCGGGCAGGGGACTCTGGTCGGGTTACACCCGCTTCTTCTTTTTCTTAGCTCTGGCAAGTTCGCACTCTGAGCAAATTTTAACTGAAATAATACGCTCAAAGTCCGGGTCTTTTTCCTTCATTTTTTTTGTGACTTTTAAAGTCCTACTAAATTTATAAGGAGCCAATTCATCGCAAAGCATACATCTGAATTCCTTTTTTTTATCGGGCATAATCATTCTCCATGAATTTAAGTTGCTTGATCTTTGCACTCAACTGTTTGCGTAGACGGTTGGCGTAGCTTTCCATCGTCCGTAGCTCAGACTTGAGCCTTGCGTTCTGCTTTTCTAGGTCGATTCGGGTCGCCTTGCTTTTAATGGGTTTTTTGAAATCTACTACCATTTTTCCCCCGGACAAAAAATTGTTGGAGACAAGGAATCTTGCATGGTGTGAAACACCCAAACCATGCCACCTTTTGCATCGTCTGAACCTCCAACCATCATTCCCTTCCAATCTAATTTTTTCATCAATTCAAGGGCGATTCTTTTGTGCATTTCTACGTCATAACTCATCCGATTTCCCCCATGACAATCTGAAACTATGTTGAATTTCGGATTATGGACCGAAAGAGTGATTGAATGACCTCCACCACTATTCTGGGCCTTTATCCTCTGGGGCTTGGTGTTTGTTGCGGATAGATATTTTGTTTTGATTGTTTGCATAATAAAACCTTTCAACTAGGATTAGAAAAACCGAAACCTTGCGGGTTCCGGGGCAATGCGAAGGGCATTACCGGGTTATTTCCGGGGCTTTCCGGGTCTCCAGAAACAACACGTTAAAACCTCCAAAAAACTTAAAAAAAAGAGAGAAAACCTTTGCACACAACTGGCTGAGAGCAATAAAAAGGATGCCTAAAATGATTGATCCAAAAAATGAAACCGTAAAAAACAGAATTAAATCTTCCATGATTTCCTTGCTCCCAATTGGTTGTATGTAAGTAAAATTCATAAAAAAATAGGGGCGTATTTCAGCCCCTTGATTGGTTAAAAATTCGGTGAGTCTTGTTTTAATTCAATTTCAAAACCTAAGTTCCGCTTGATTTGCTTGAGCTTATGATCCGGCAAAGTCTTGCTTTCAAACAATTGACAGAAAGCTTGAGCTTTTTCACAAACTGGATAAAAAAGTTCGTTCCCGTATACTTGCTTTTTTTCAATGATTATTTTGTCCATACTTCCTTTCTTTGAGTTATGCCCGGCGCAAACCGGGCAAGTTTTGTGTTTTATATTTCAAGCTCAATAAACGTATCATCTAAACAGTCCCGGAATTGCCAATGATCTTGATCCGTAAAATCAAACCAGCCCGGCGGGTATCCTTGATGATCAAATGGTTGAGTTGAAAGCCAGCAAACCGGGTAGGAAATTTCAATTGAACTATTCGGCGGCGTAGCTTCCATATCTGATAAATAAATCAAACAAGATGGTTCAAGCTCTAGTGCTTCGACCCTTTCAAATACTGGATCAAACCAAGTGCCGCCCCGGCCGCCTATGGTTCTAGAGACTTGGTCTCCAGGTTCATAGTCTTGAACTGATTGAATATCTGCATCACAAACAATCACTTTCACTTGTGCAGTGAATTCAGAAAGTAAACTATCTATTTCAGTTAAAAATGCAGATATTTCTTGATCTGATACGGAGCCGCTGGAATCAATACCAATTACCAAGCTTTTCAAATCATGATTATCTGATTCAATACTAGGAAGAATTAATGGATAAAGCCGCTTGTTTGGCTTTTGCCAAGTATAGTCAGACTTTGCGATATCATCGAAAAAGTCTTTCAATGCGGCTCTCCAATCAACTTTATTTTCCAGAATTTCATCAATTACGGTTTCACCCGTCCCGGCTCCTTTTCCAAGAGCTTTTTCTTGATTGTTTGCTTGACTCACTGCGACTTGCCATTCGTCTTTTTCGGCTTCAAATTCGGCTTTGTTGCCGCCTTGCCCTTGATCGCTTTCTGGCTTTGTAAAATGCCCGGTTGATTCATCGCCGGAACCATTGCCGCCGCCGTCATTTTCTCCGCCGGGATTATCCGGCTTTTCAGAATTACCTAGTTGATTATAAATATCTTCTGCTGACATTTCGGAATGATTAAAACCCGGATCAATCAAGCATCCCGGCGGCAAAGTGAAATCTTCCTTGAGTAACAAATCATTAATTGCATAGTCACAAGCTTCATTCCATTGTTTGTGTTCCCGGTTTTCTTGCCGCCATGGATGCAACATAGCACAATGCAAAATTTCATGAGCAAGCAAACCAGTAAGCTCTGGAATTGTTAAAGGTTCGCAAAAGTCAGAATTTAAGCGGATTGTTTTACCATCTACAGCCGCCGTGCTAACTTTGTTGTCAATTTTCACTTCTAATTTACTAAGCAAAAGTGAACCAAAAAAAACATGATCAATAATTAAATTCTTTTTTGCTTTTTCCAGATTCTTTTCAAAATTGCCTGAAATGCTGGTTTTTTGATTGCTTGCATTTTGTACGCTTCGCACAATTCCGGTTTTTACTTTTCCTAAAATTTGCGCTTTTGCTTGAGTGCTATTTGTTTGAATTAATGTTGTCATTTTATACCTTTCTTTTTTAGTTAAGGAGCAAGCAAAATGCTTGCTCCCATATGGTTGAGATTAAGCGGCGACTTCGCCCATAAAACCCGCGCAATTTTCAGCAATCTTTTTTGCGGCTTTCTTCTTGCTCTCTTTTTCTGCTGGTTTCATTTCCTTGATTTTCTCAGAGCTTAATTCGGCAAGCTCTTTTTTGGCTTCCTTGGCAAGCTCTTTTAACTCTTGAGAATCAGTCAGATTGATATCTGGGATAATGCTTAAAACATTATTTAGATTCTCAACAAGTGAATCATGGAACCTTGTTTTTTTCCCGGCGGCTTGTGCGGCTTTTTCACGTTCAAAATAATCTGCAATTAAACCGACTTCTTTTTCTAGTTTGCCGTATGCTTCTTTCATTGCATCATTTGCAAGTTGGGCATTTCTATTATCAAGATTTTCTTGCATTTCCTTCATTTCTTCCTCTGCAAGTTCAATCCTAAAATCATTCCCAACTGGAACAGGCACGTAATCAACCGACCAAGCATATTTACTAGCAATATCAGCCGGGAAATCATCTTGATTGTATTCGGTCCCTAAGTATTGCTTCGCTTCCGTAATGGCCGAATTATGCACGTTTAAATAATCTTTGACGGCTTGCTGGAATTTTCCTTCATGCTTTCGCATTCCAGAATCAAAATTGCTCTTATTACGGTTCAATAGAATCCTCTGCCCTTCATTGCTCCAAGGAAGAGTTTGTTCACGGAAAAAGTCCCCGGCTTCCTGCCCGGCAATTCTGATATTATCAATTTTATCAAAATAACTATTGTTATCCTTGCCGCCTAAAAGATTCTTATTTGATGATATTGAACCTTCTTTTGCTCCCACTGCCTTTGCACCTTCCTGGGCCGCTTGAACGGCTTTTTTTGATAAGCTCCACTTCTTGATCTTCAATGATACCAATAATGCTTTTTTGTCAATGTCTTTCATAATACCTTTATTTATTAATAGTTAATGATTGATTGAATTAAATCTGATTCTTACTTGCCCATTTAGAAAAAGCCGAATTATCAGAAAATTCTTTTCCATGTAATTTAAGAGAATCTGAAACAAGCATCGCTTCAAATTCTTTTGGCAGTCTTTGAGCATATGTCAGAACAGATTCTGCATGTTCTTGGTTTGCTCGCATTGCCAAGGAACCACAAACCGCATACTTGACTTGCGCTTTTTCTGGAATAGGTCCGCTTGATGGATTCATTAGAATTTCAGCAATATCAGGCATTTCCCTGTAGGTTCTTAAAAAACCAACGTACTCAGTTGCGGCGGCTTGCCCAACTATTCCCGAATAAAGCTCATATTCTATATTGGAAGGAACTTTGACTTTTCTAACATTAGATAGCTTTTCCCAACTTCTAGGGCATGGAAAAGCATTTTCTTTGCTCCTTGGATCAAATGCATGAAGATTACCGGGCCGAAACCTAACGTATTGTCTAACAGATTCATCAATATCATTTTCTAAGGCCCATTCGATCCAATCAACTAAGTCAGCTTCAAAGGTAACATTTAAGAATCTGGATTTTAATGAAGTTATTAAATTAGATGATCCGGCCTTATCGGTTGATAAGTTCCCGGCGGCAAGCATTCGCACTTCACTTGGCATTTTATATGAGCCGCATTGCCTATCTAATAAGATTTGAAGCAAGCCAGTTTGAACACTTGGAGCCGCATTTGTTATTTCATCAAAAAACACAATAGATGGTTTATTTTCACGGGGCCAAAACTCTGGTGTTAGCCAGTTAACTTCCTTGGATTCAATGTTAGGTACTGGCAGTCCCCGCAAATCAACCGGGTCAAGCAAGCTTGCTCTGATATCAAATATGTCCATATCAAGTTCCTTGGCTACTTGTTTGACTGTATCACTTTTGCCAAGTCCTGGTGATCCGTAGATCATTAAAGGTTCATTTGCGGCAATGGCTGTTTTGATTGCTTGCTGAATTTGTTGGCGTTTCATATCTATATACCTTTCTTTAAGGATTGGAAGAAAGCCGCTTGCGGCGGCCCTGCTGGACTGCACCATTGCAGTGTCAGACTGGTTTAATGGCTAAGGATTTAAAGAATAGAATAAGTAATATTACAGTGTCAACACAATAAATAGCTATTTTATGCGAATGATTAAAGAAAGATTAAAAGATAAATGATATCAGTATGATACAAGTTGGTCTCAACTGAATGTTAGCAAGGAAAAAAAGATGATTGAAGAGAAAAAGAGAATGGAAGGAATATTCAAAAGAATATCTGAAAAGTGAAACCAGGAAGGGATGAGAATGTTTTTTGATGGTGATGTTGAGAGCGCATTTTAAATGATGTTTTGGTGCTGTGTTTTGGTGCTAAGTAAATGAATGAAATGATTAAGCCAGTGGTTCCAACTAACTGCGAGCAAGTGCCAACTGATAAAGAATTAGTTTGCTGAGTTAGCAGGCACTAAAAAATGGATTAGTCGGATTAATGATCTACCCCCCAAAGGGGGGCTTTTCCCGGGGTCACGTTTAATCCACCCCCTCGCATTTTTGCGTCAACCTACGTCCAAGTAAGGGTTTTACGTTTCTGCGGGACACTACGATTAATAGACATCCCCCGCATAAAGCGGTTTAGGTCTTCTTTTAGGAGTTTCTCATTTCTGCGCTCTATGGCCTGTTCTGCGGTTAATGCAAGGTGTTCAGACCAGTAGGCAGTAGCAATGGCGAGAGCATCAACCCGGTCATCATGGGGGATAGCCCCCTTTTGGTTGGTGAGCCGGGTTAGCTGATAGGCGAGTTGATAATGGAGGGCAGTTTCAGGAGGGAGGTTTTGAGTGGATTGAAAGTCTTTATGTAAGGCTTTCTTGTTTACTACCAGCTTATGCTGGTTAAAGACAGGTTCTAGGGTATCAATGATGCGTTTTTCTTTATTGGTGTAGTGTTTAACTTCTTCAATGGTGATGGGGTGTACTGCATTCAGGTAAGGTTTGAATAGTTCATTAAACATCCCATCCCCCCAGTTAGCTTCGACTAGGCAGTAGTTACATGAGTATTGGTGTGCAACATCTGCAAGGGCCTTGAGGGTCTTTTCAGAGTATCCCGATTCCATGAATCCTCCGAAGTCGAGGAGGAAGATATAACCATTGAGGAACTTAGTGACATTGTATGCAGTTTCGTCTTTCCCTCTACCTGCGGGATCTATTGTGAGTAGTGCGCCGTTGTATTCAGTCCAATCTGAGGACACTTCAAAGGGTTCATAGTAGAAGTCACCTCTGAGTCCAACACAGGGAAGGTCTGAGATAATGTTTGCAGGAGTGGGTGACCAGACCAGTTTGGAGGGGCCGGTCTCTGCATTCAGATTCATAACAATGAGATCCTGAAGTTTGAGAGGGTATCGTTCTGCATCAGAGAGTGAAGTATCCAGCATGAACTGGAGGGAGTACCCTGCTCTGCCGTAGGAGAGCTTTCTTTCTGCTAGGTCTTCAGAGTCGAATCTTTTGGGATCAGTTGGTTCACCGGGTATAGCTTTCTTGGTAGAAAGTCTTTTGGTGATGAGAGGAGCAAGTCGGTTTCCGTACTTTCCTAATGCTGTTTCTTCTGGAAACTGTGCAGGCCAGATGCGTGTTTCGTATCCTCTTTCTGGTAATAATTCATAGAGGGACTGTTCTGTTTGAGGAGTACCTAGAAATACCACTCTCCCGTCAGGTTTGAGGATCGCATCGAATTCCTTTACGGATTCTGAGAGTTTATCCCGCATAACCTGAGTTGCCGAATTGTTTGGAACCTCCACATCGTCTGCGACAATGAGATCGGCACGAGAACCAGCAAGCTGGCCTGTGATTCCTACAGATTTGACACTGGGAGAGTGAGATGCAGTAGCAGGCCCGACATCAAAGCTTATTTTAGAGTTTCTTTGGTCTGGTGAGGGAGCCAAGTGTCGGATCACCCTCATTTCTAGGATAAGACGTTGCACAAAGGTCGAAAAGTCGTCACTTCGTATCTTAGATGCCGACACAACCAAGATTTTGAGTTCTGGATTGATTAGAAGTTGGTGTGCGACAAAGGCCGAGGTGATATAGGACTTTCCTACACCCCTGAATGCTTCAATAACGAGTCGCCGTGGTCCGTTCTGGAGATAGTAGGCAATATCGTATTGAACCGGGGTAGGATTAGGAAGACCAAGGTGGGACCAGACAAGTTGGAGGAATACCCTGAAATCAGTGAGATTTTGACTCAAGAGAAGCTTGGAGTCGGTGGAGTTTCAGGATCATCGTAATAATCTGTGAAATCGGTGCTGACTTTGCGTTTTTTGACTTCTTCTGCAAGGAGTTCCAGAGGTTCATGGTCTGGTTGTGCTTGAATGCGGCAGTCTTTCAGGAGTTGCCGGGCTACATTGAGGTCTTGAGAAGAAGCTTCACCCGATTTAATCCTTGCTACCAACTCGGTGGATAGAAGGTCGAATAATTGGTTGATGGGTTGGGTCATGGCTTAAAATTAGGATCTAGGATTTTATAAAACCACTGCACAGGTTCTCCCATGCGTTTAAACCCCCCGGTGGGTTCCATAAGTTTAAAATACGGAGAATCTTGGGTGCATGGCATTGCAAAGCTTAAATAGCCGTGATCGGCATAGAGGGCTTCCATTGCATTCCACATTTGGAGGGACATACGCCTTGTGCCTTTGTCTTTGCTCATCCACCAGCATGAAACCGGCGTTACGAGGGAAAAGGCTCCTACAATCTCACCATCATGCACGGCATAGTGTGAGGGGTACAAAAGCCCATCTCCGTCTTTTCCTGCCGCCTCGTGGATCTTTCTTAGTAAATCGGGGTCGTTATTGATCGGTAGTATAACCATATTGTCCTTTATTGGTGATTAGGCCCACTCTCCTGTCACCGGGCAGGATTCAAGACTTTGAAGGACGGGTAAAGCCTTTAAGTGGGCTTTTTGAGGGGGGCTAGGTTTCCCGACCCTTCCAGTGTTATCGGTGCTCAGCCGGTAGGGTTAAACCCACACACTGAAATACTGCCCCCCTATACTGGGGATCGTCTTCCAAATCGGTGAAATCGAATCTGTCGTAAAGAAGTCCGTTACCCTTTGGCGTTGTAGGACCAGATCCACGGGCGTGGATGGTCTCCGTTGGGGAGGTTGTCGAGGTGGATGAATCTTTTTTTGTGTGGTCCCTTTTGTTTGACTCCAATGCCGGTCATCCCCATTTCAAGTGCAAGTTTTATAATTGCGTTGGCATCTGCACCAAGCACATGAATATCAACTGCTTTCCCAAAAGTGTGCGGTCCTGTTGAGCCAGATTTTGCGATCTTTGCATTATATTCAGGCGCACGAAATCCGCTGGTGACAATCATCGGTTTCCCATACTCACAACGGATTGTCTCTAAGAGTTCCATGAAAATATCATCCATTGTACAAATCCCTGTTCCCTTGCATCTCATTTCGTCAGCAGTAAAATGAGGGGTTAGGTATTTCCCCATAAAAAATCCGTAAAGCACTGGTTGTGTAATGAATTCCCGGCGAGTGAATAAAAGCTTACTATTCTTCTTGTTGCAGACGCTTCCTAACCATTTGAACCAGCTTGTTATCAAGCTCGTTAGAGGATTGGTCAGCAAGGTATTGAAGAACGTCAAGAGCAAGCCCTATCAGAAATTTTTCGTTACCGATGAGTGTGAGGATTCTGTAGATCATCCTTTTAAGTAGCCGTGAAGGTCGGTGAAGGTTTGTGATACATCCTCTGTGATCATTTGGTTCACAGTTTCTTCCATTTCTGTACCTATATCTTTAACCATAGTCTCAACTTGATCTGCAACAAGACTCTGTTCGTCACTGTCTACTAAATCCTTAAATCCCTTCAATAACTGTAAAACTTGTATTGCTTGCATTATCATTATGCCTCCTTGGTTTCAGGTTCAGGATGTGGTGGAATAGGATTCTTTTCTGCTTCTTGATGAAGATCACCACCAGATTCAAAGTAAAACTTAGCAATTCCCGCCAAAATCGGGATAAATGCACCAATTAGTATATTTAAGAGGTCTTTTGAGGATGTGGGTAATTCTTCTGCACTCCCAAGCATTACATGGACAATATACAGAAACGTAGCCAGCGCAAACAACCCAATGATAAACCTAGCAATAAACCTACTTACTTGAATTCTCTCATTTACCGACATCTTAGGAGGTATCGGTTTTGGAATATCTGGTTTTGTAACAGTCGTTACCGTAGTCTCTTTAGCCAATTTATCTCCTGCTTGGTTTCATTCCTCGGATTTCACCGCACAATTCCCTAATCGCCATTGTCTGTTCGTTTAATGCCGACTGAAAATTCTCGTTTCTTGTGTTGCTTAAATTGATTACATCAATAAGTCGTGAATCAGCCACAGTGTCTTTCTCTTGCCATGACTTAACTTCGTCACGATGACTTTGTGCAGTTTTATAAATATAAAAGAATGTTGCCCCAATAATAACTGCTGGCAGTCCTATTCTTTCTATTAACTGCAATAAACTGTCTACTTCCATGAGATCAGGATGTATCTTTCCAGTTGCATATGCATAATCCGCAGGGTTCATTTTGCACTATCCCTCCTGAAAATAATTTCATCATAGTTATTCATAAAGTACCAAACCAGATAAACTCCACCTAAAATCAAAGTGATATAAATCGAAAAGAATATGAATAGCCCTGTCATAACTTACTCAGGTTTAGTAGGCCAAGTTATGTTATTGACATCGGTGTTATCCTGCGGTAGATCCCGAAGTTTCTTCCTATAGATTTGCATGTTGTTAGCCATTGAAGGCTGATCCTTCATTGCCAGATAGTCGGTCTCTGCTAACCTCCGATTGCGATCATTACGGACACTTTTCCACTTCTCCGCAGTCTGACAAGCACTCAGGGCATCATCATCCTTGATAATCTTTGACCCGTCCCACTTGAGGTGGTAGTGCTTTCCTGTATCAATCTCTGAGTGTATGTGACCACTTTGACTAAAAAGGATTGTTATATCCCTACCCTCATCATCCTTAGTTTCGTAAGATAACGGAGCATCTGTCTCTACTATTTCATAGTCTTCACCACTGAAGTCGTAGCTTTTATGACCGTGTTCATCTTCAGAAGTAACAGTTGCCAACCATGTCCAGTAAGCGGATTTGTCTAAACCTTTAGTCTTCCTTCTGCATTGCCATTCTGTTTCGTGGACTTGCTGGAGTGCGTTACTTTTGTGTGATATGTACATACTAATTTTCTCTTATTATAATTTAGTTATTTTATATCCACTGAGGGTTTCAGAAGAATTCCAATCTCCATAAATTTGAATAACATCACCTCGTTTTAGGTAGAGAGATATAGCATTATATGCCTGAGAATAGCCGGAAGTGCCACCATGACCAGCTCCTGCGTTTTCATCATTTATATATATTCTAGCTAGATATCCTCCATGACCAGAACTAGGAGCTACGGTGCGTGCTTCTATTTTATACTGTCCATTTACCAGACAAATTAATCTATCGTATGCAATAGCAAAATCTTTATTGAACAGTCCTTTTATTGGCCCTCCGGCAATATCCATACCTCTCCACTCATCAAATATTACTATTGAATCATCGTCAATAGATGCAGCAATTTCTCCTGAAGTCTGCATAACAACCTTCCCAATATAACTCGTATCCCTCGTAACCTCATCCCAACTCTTCCCGTCTGGTGTGACGATTAAATTCGTCTGCTCCATATTCCGATCACCTCCAACTAACTCGTGCAGGAAGGGCGTTTCAAAGCTTTGGTAGTGAGAACTGGTGTGGATTGGGGTGGCTAAATAATAACCGCTAAAACGATAACCTCCTGTGAGGATATTTGTTGTGATGGTATTTAGACCCAAAGTTGCAATAGGATTACCCTCCGCATCATCATCTATAGAAAACTTGTCTCCATAACTGGTGGTACTATTATCTAAACCAGTTTTATCTACATCAGTGCTTCCAGCAAAATCTATTGTATGAGCAACAGTCCTTTCCTGCACCTGAACAACCGCATTAGTCCCAAAAAATGGAAGAGTAGCAATGCCCGGATTTGTGCTGCCCGGTGCTGCCATTGCAACAAAGCCCCAAGGTGCAATCGACACATCTATTTCCGT